CTGTCTGGCGCAACACCTTCTCGGATCGCCCGCTCATGGACGCCGAACGCGAGGGCTGTCATCTCCGTATCCTCGCCGAACCAAGGGTTCGCTCCGCTCCATGCTTGTGCACGGGCAGAGGGCTTTGCCACCGCCGGGGTGGGGGCCGCTTGTGGCGCCGGGGTGGGGGCCGCTTGTGGCGCCGAGGTGGGGGCTGCTTGCTGCGGCGCGGGCGGCCGGTACGACGAGAGCCGCCCTTCTTCGCCCTTGAGGTCTGCGAGCTCGGTGCTTGCCGTCACGAACGCTTCGGAGTCACCCGCATCATAGGCGGCCTTCATCTTGGCCTTCACCCGCTCCAGCTCGGCTTTTACGCGCCCCTGCGCCTGCGACATGAAGGCTGCGTCACCGTCGGAGAGGCGCTTGCGGTAACCAGCGATCTCTTCCTGCTGTCGCTGGGCGTAGGAAACAGCCTCGTCCCGCAGGCGGGTAGACTCTTCCGCACGGCGGCGCTCTTCGTGGAACTCGTACTTGAGCTTGCTGATGCGCTTCTTCACGCCCTCGGAATACTGCTCCAGATCGTCGTCTTCAGGGATATCCGGCGTGGCGCCTTCGGCGCGGCGCGGGCGGCCCTTGTCATCCACAGGTGTGTCGTCGACAATTTCGATCTCGAAGTCGTCGTCTTCAGCGGGCTTTTCATTGGTATCGGTCATGCGCGGCTGTACCCCCGTGGGTCTTCGACGACCGCTTCCACGGTATCGTCATTGATGATGCGGAACTCCCTGCCGTGCACCTTGAAGCGGGTGCCGGAATACGAGCGGAAGATAATGAAGTCCTCCGCTTTGCACCAAGGCCCACCGGGAAATTTCGTTTTGTCTGCGTAGGCGTCATCGCCCAGCGCAAGAACGTACCCGATGACAGAGGCGGTCCCTTCCGCGTCGCGGCGCTCATCAGGGATGTGCACCCCGCCTTCAGTCGTCTTGCTCATTTCGGGGACGGCGATCAAGAGCTTGTAGCCCTTGGGGACGGGAAGTTTTGCGCGCAACTCCTCGTCGACTTTTTGGTCAGATGGCGTAATCATGGTCTCTCCGCGGTGTTCAAGGTACACCGTTACCTAGCGTGGGTTTGTCCCACGGTATGGGGTCGTATGGTAGTGGGAAGCAGTTTATTCTTCAAGCTGCTTCTTTTCGATGTCAGCGAGCTCCGCCAGCACCATATCCAAGACCCCGATGGCTCCCACTATCTTGGAGTAGGCCGCATGGTCGACGGCCCCCCCTGCAGCCAGATGGTCCGCGAGGTCGTTACGCTGCAGGGTGAATACGTGGCGGAGGCGGTCAACGGTTTCCATCAGGTTTTCCCTTATTCTTTGCCAACTCCTTGGCGATGTCGATGCCCATGGCGAGCCCCTTGGCCTTGTCTTCGCGTGTCGCGTTGGTCGCGTCCTCTGCAACCCGCACCCCAAGCCGCGCGCCCTCGCGCTTGTCCTCGGCTGCGATCCGCTCCCGCTGGACGGCAGACGCGTCGGCGGCCTTCAGCGTGTCGAGTTCGAGACGCTTGGCCTTGATCTCCGCATCGAGCTTGATCTTCATCTCGTCGAGCTCCAGCTCCTTCAGCTGGATCTGTGTGAGCGGATCTTTGGCCGCCTTCTCGGCCTGCTGCTGCGCGGCCCCGGCCTGATTTTCCTGCAGGAGCTTGCCCGCTGCCGCAGCCACGAGCCTTGAAAGCTCCAGCTCGACGTCCTCGGGCAGGGGCTCGTCCTCGGCGGGCAGGGGCACACCCAGCTGGGCTTCCAACGCCTTGCGGTATCCCAGCGCCACGTGCTCTGTGATATGCGCAGCCAAGGCGCTCTGGATTGCCCCGGCGAACGGGGACTGGCCGACGATCTGCGCCAGCTTGGGGTCCTGCGCCGCAGCCATGTGCACTGCGATGTGGGCCTCATGGTCCTGATAGAGGAACGCCTTCACCGGCTCCTGCTTCAGGATGGCCACGTTCTCGGCAACCGGGTCTTTCGGCTTCAGCTCATCGGGCAGCTTGATGATTTCCGAGGCGTCTTGGATACCCAGTACCTCCAGCATCTGCCGGTGCAGCAGCCCCATGTCGTACAGCTGCGGGGCTTGCGTCGAGAGCTGGAGAGCCGCCTGATACTGCATGATGCGCTGCGCGGTGGTTGCTGCGTTGGGGTCCGACACCGGGATGATGTCCACGCCCGACCCGAAGTCCTCCGACCGGTCGAAGTCCTCGTCGTCAAAGTAGTCGTACTGGGGCGACATGAAATCACCGATCACCTGAGCGAGCAGCCGGAGCTCCTGTTTCATGGCGGCGTGCAGGCGGTGCTGGATGCCCGACATCACCTTCATGTTGCGCTCGAGGAGCGCCAGTGTGGTCCCGACCGGGGCCTGCGCGCTCATATCGCTGACCTGCAGGTCCGCCATGGAGCTGATCCGGCGGCCTTCCTGCACCACGTTGCCCAGCAGCTGGTACAAGACCACACTTGGCTCTTTGTAGGGCATCGGGAACAGGGACTCGCGGAGCGACCCTCCCACGACATCCACGTCACGCCACTCGCCCGGTCTCAGGGGGCTGTTGTCCCCCTTGATGCGCAAGGACCGCGACTTCAAACCTGCAGGCAGGTTGGACAGAGTGCCGGCGTCGATCAACTGGCGGAGAATGGATGTGGCAGATTTCGTGAGGCCGCCCACAAGGTGCGTGAGACCCGTGCCATAAAACCCCATCCCCGGGAGGTAGGGGTAGTGGGCAAAGTGCAGCCGTTTAGTCATGGCCTCGTCGTCTTCGTACCAGTTGCGGTAGATGGCCAGCACCTTCTTGGAAGTGAGGTCGATAGTGACGACGTAGGGCCGGTCGATCCCTTCGGGGTCGTCAAACGGCGCCGGAAGCGAGATATCGACGTGCATCTCGAGCAGAGTGTGCCGCTCTTCGTCCTCGGTCGGGATATCCACGCCCGTGATCTTGGCGTAGGCCTCCTCGATGTCAGTGGTCTCCCGTGTGGGGCTGTCAAGGTCCTCGTCCAAGTAGAGCCCTGCCACCTGCAGCTTGCGCACCTCGTTGGAGGTGCGTTTCATCACGTGGGTGTATCGCGGGCAGTCCTCCAGCCCGGCGGCGCCGTAGGACACGACGAAGTCCTCGGCCTGCACGAACACTGACCGTGGCCGCTTCATGGATGGGTCGTAGTAGACCTTCTTGAACGCGGAGCCCGCCAGAGGCAGCTTGAACAGCATGCTCTCGGTCTCTTCGCGATATCCCGGCATGCGCTCGGTGATCTGATAGTTCAGCTCCTGCTCGACCCGCTTGGCCTGCTCGACCTTCTCCCGGGTCGACTTACCCATGATCTTGGTCTTGGCAGGGCCCCCGGAAGGCATCATCTCACCCATGGCCTGCGCTTGGAACCGCACGACCGCCTCGGCCAGCATGGGGTGGAACACGCCAGATGCGCCGTCCCACGGCTCCATGCGGTCCTCGATCTTCATCCCGAGCAGCTCTAGGCCTTGGATATACGCCTCTGCCCAGTCCGCGCGACTGCGGCGGTCCATCGTGAACCCGTCGATGAGGTCTGAAGCAAGCCCTGTGAGGTCGCCCTCGTCGACGAACTCCGCAAGGTTGGCGGAGTGCTCCATGCTCTCAGGGGGGACTTCCTTCTCATCGCCGAACTCTACGGTGACGCTGCCGTCCCCCTCTTCGATTGTGGTGGACTCCGGGGCAAGGAGTTCGATCTCCATCTCGGGCAGGTCTTCCTGAGCCAGAAAATCTGACGGCTGCATCGGTTTCTCAATCGCCATATCTCTTACCTCTGCTGGAACGACATGAACTGCGGGGGCGGTTGGAACTGCTGGCCCGCTCCGTTGGGCACGTTCTGTTGGCCGGATAAACTGGAAATTCCCGTACCCTTGCCTGACAGCCCCCCGCCTTTGCTGCTGCCCAGACTCGCCTCCAGATCACGGATCGTCATGTTCTCGAGCCCTATCTGGGCTTGCCTCCGGGTGGCGGCCTGCGCCGCAGACAGGGCGTCGAGGTTTGGGGTGTTTATGTTGACCTGCATGCCTGCGGGCGGAGCCTGCGGGGTCGCCATCAGTTCTTGGGACGGCTGCACCCTGTTCAAGAGCTGCGACCCGTACATCTGCTGGGCGCTGGGGAGCAGCTGCGCCAGCCCTTGCGGCATGCCCTGCGGGGGAGCGCCCCCGCCCGATGAAAACTCCATGGCTTACCCCTTCGGCGTGTGTGTTGGCCGCACTATAGCAGCAAAGTGGCCTTGAGCGGAAGTCACTTGCTGGGCTCCTCTTCCGGGGTGGTGACCGCGTACACCCGTTCGAAGTTCTTGATGCTGGCGTTGAGCATGTTGATCTCGGCTTTCACGAAGTGCGGGAGCTTGCGATGCGGCGTGTTCGCCCCGCTCTGGAGGAGCCTCCGTCGCCGCTTCCACAGTTCTGTGTATTTCGCCTGCGTCTCAATAGTAGGCTGCACGTTTCGGGACATATTCGGCCTCGTCCTCTTCCTCGTCTGTGGGCAGGCGGATGAACCCGCCCTGTCGGAACCTCGTGAGCGCCATTACTGCGGTGTCCGCGAGGTCGTCGTGGGCGCCAACCGGGAAACTCGCGATCTCCTCTACCAGCTCCTCGGCCCAACGGGTCGTCGGCACCCAGACGATGCCCGCCTTCACGATATCGGCCACGGCCTGCATGCGCGCGAACTTGTTACCTGTCCCGCGGTGGGGGGTAAACTCCTGCAGCATCATGCCTGTGCGCCTCAGTTCTTGAAACAGTGCCACCCCGGAGCTCTTTTTCTCCACGATGAACGCATCGGGCTCCCATCTGTCGTACATCTCCTTGGCAAGGACCCTGAGTTCGGGGTATTCGACCCGGCGCCGCACCGCATCGAGCAGGATCAGGTTGTTTGTGCGGTCTTCCTCGCGGAAAAACACGCCCCACGTGGTGATCGCGGTGTAGTCGGCCTGCTCTTTCTGCTCCGCAGCAGCATCGAGTGCCATGATGACGTAGTCCGCCTCTGGAGGCTCGGTTTCTGTCCATATCCGCCACCAATCCCGCTTTATGAGCGCGGAACCTTCTGCTGTCGGGTCCTGCTGGTACTGGGCGTTCCACTGGAACGTGGGCATCGAAGCCTGCGTGCGGCGCAAGGCTGCCAGATCGAAGAACGCGGGCCACAACGCCCTCTCCTTGGTCGTCCCATCAGGCTGCTTGATCTCCATGATGGCTGGAAACTCGACCACCTCGTACTGATCAGCGTCTTCGTTCTGGGTCATGTCCTGCACGACTCGGCCTGTGAGGTCTTGGAGGTGCCAGCGAGTATTATGGCTCACCAGCCCGTTCGCTATAAAATTCTCCGTGCGGTTTATCTGGACATCGAACACTTCTTCCCGCCCGGCAGGGGTGATCGACTCAATCTGATCTTCGGTGAAGTCGCAGATACTCGGCGACAGCAAGGGCGGTCTCTGCAGTTTTTGCATACCCGACGGCGAGATTGCAGTCGTTGCAGAGCAGGGCTCTGACATACCCTCCCTCGTGGCAGTGATCGACGCACAGTTTGTTGTTCCAGTGCGCCCGGGTGTTGTGCTTGCTGGGGGGTTGCTTGCAGATAGCACACTTGCCCTCTTGGGCGACCAGCATCCTGTCGTGCTCCTCCATACTAAGCCCGTACCGGTGTTTAAGATGTATCCTGCGCCTGTCTTCGGGGCTCTGACTCCTCTTTCCAGATGCCCACAGGCTTTTGTTATAGTGGCTTGTGCAAAACCCTTTAGCTTTCGCAGGGGCATCACAGCCTTCGACAGAGCAGCTCTGGCCCACGTGCTTCCCCCAGTGACCCACACCGCGCCGGGGCGCGTCGGGGTTCTTCCGGTGGTAGCAGTCGGAGGACTGGTGAGCCCCGCACTTGCTCCGCTTGGTTGTCGCGCGAGACGGACGGC